GTATTGTTTTAGATGGCAATCAAGCACAAGACGAAATAAATCTCTACGGCGGTAAAAAATACGACATGCCTGCTGGTGGTTATCTAGTAGGTGGGTTGGTTCGCTTAGATAATGGCGACATCGTAAAAAGCACCATTAATAAAAATACGAATAATCCTAATGTGAATATGACGGGATGGGTTTTAGATAGTTCTGATGCTAACATTAAAACTTGGTCAGGTCGGACGCAGCAGGAGAAGAATAGGGAGAATCTAAGTCTTGCTGATTTTGGGTGTATTGGTGACGGTATTACTGATGATACAAGTGGGTATCGTGAAGCTATCACCTACGCTATGGAAAATAATATATTGATAGATGGTTGCGGTTTGACTTATTTATCAACAACCCGTGGCACAGAAATGAAGTGGGTGAAGAATGCTACAGTTATCACACCGTCCGATGGCACTATTGTATATGACTCGGTTGGTAATGTTAGTGTTCAAAAAGACAATTTGCAGACCTATAACCTGATTCGATTGGGTGGTGGTGCGCCTTTAGCAAGTGGCTATCAAAGAGGCTTGATTAGCATCGGCAATCACTCCTGTCCAAAAATTTCACGCACAAATGTTGCAAACTTAATCGCTATTGGTTCAAATACATTTGCAGAAATGAGTGATGATACGGTTGCTCGTTTTAATGTTGCAGTGGGCGATGGTGCATTAATGGGTACTGTCGGGAGTAATTATGACGTAAATCTAGGCAGTCGAAACACTGCTGTTGGTTATCTTGCAGGTCACTTTAATACTACGGGTTATATGAATTGCTTCTATGGTCGTAATGCGGGGCACAACAATACGACAGGTTATGAAAACACCGCAATCGGATACTCTGCAAATGTTGGTGGTAATTCTCCGATTGGGTGGAGTGGTAACATCGAAATGCAATGGGGTGGCAAAGGTTACTCAAGAAATACAGTGGTTGGTGCTGCTGCTGCATTTTGGGGTGGTGAACGTGTCACAGCGGTTGGCTTTGAAGCACTGAAAAATATTAAATCATCTAGCGCAAATGTTGCAATAGGTCATCAAGCAGGGTTGCTGGTTGACTCCGATATATCTTATGGTGGTTATCGAGCGTCTTATTCGCTGAGTGTAAACTCAACGTATAGCATTAGTGACTCAATAACTACAGTTACATTATCTAGTACATCCCCTGTTTTGATTGATGTTGGTGATCTGATCGGATTAAATGTAACAACAGGTAGCTTGATTGTTGAGTGTGGTAAAGCGGTTGTTAAGTCGGTTAGTGGCGATACTTTTACAATTGATACACCAATTTCAGGCGCAACAGGGGTGGGTGATGCCAAATTAATTGTTGTTGAAAAAACATCTGGAAGTACAAGAACAGCTTCATACTCAAATATTTTAATTGGTCTCGGATCGGCTCAAAATAAAACACAGTTACGTGATAATGTTGTGCTTGGTACAGATGCGCTTTCTGCTTCTAGTTCTGAGCTTTCAGAAGCTAATGTTTTAGTTGGGAATAGATCAGGGTTTAACGCAACCAAGTTTACTTCTTGTACAGGCTTAGGAACTAATGCACTTCGTTTTTTAGTTAATGGTTCAAATGCAACAGTTCTGACAAACTCAACTGCGGTTGGTGCTAACTCACGTGTTAGTGGTGATAATCAAGTGCAACTTGGTGGTAGTGCTGCAACAACATACGCATTTGGGGCTGTTCAAGATCGCTCAGACATTCGAGATAAAGCTGATATTGAAGAAATGCCTGAATCAATGACAGACTTCGTTTTAAATCTTAACGCTGTTCAGGGCGTTTGGGATATGCGTGATGATTACGTCGATGAGCTTCCTGCTGATTGGACTGATGATCAAAAGCGTGAATGGTGGTCTAATCCGACAAAGGACGGATCTAAAAAACGTAACCGCAGACATAACTGGTTTATTGCTCAAGAAGTAAAAGCTCTTGCTGAAAGCCTTGGTATTGACTTTGCAGGACTGCAAGATCATAAACTGATTGATGGTACTGATACTCTAACGCTTGGTTATGAGGAATTTATCCCGCCAATCGTTGCGACACTTCAAAAACTAAATAAGCGGATGAATGAAATTGAATCGCGATTAACCGCATTAGAGAAATAACACAATTTTTCTGCATAAACCCTGATCTTTAATTAGATCAGGTTTTTACTCTATAATAGTTACATAAATCTAATTGAGTATTTAATGTGCAAGAGCATGACAAAACACTTTACACACTGGCGATTATCGGGGCATTGATCGGCATTGGAAAACTGCTTGTTTCTGATGAGCGATTAACGATACGCTTAGCATTAGGGCGTATGATTTTAGGTGTAGGTGTTTCATTAATTCCGGGTGCATTGTTGTTGCATTTCGCAGAGATTGACCCATTAGCATTGATTGGTGTTGCGTCTGCATTCGGTATTCTAGGTAGTACATATATTGAATTGTATCTCAAGAAGCTAACTAAAAAGTGGGGTGGTTAAATGAAAATTGTAACAATCACAGCAGGACATTCCAATTCTGATCCGGGTGCGGTAAATGGCGAGCATAAAGAGTCAGTATTAATGGCATCGTTCCGAAATGCTGTGGCTGTATATTTGCGTGCAAATGGCATTCGTGTTGTCACAGATGGTACAGGATTAGTAAACAAGCCATTAAAAGAATCTATTAGCTTAATTAAAGGATCGGATTTAGCAATCGAATTCCACATGAATGCAGCAACCTCAAAGCAAGCGAATGGCGTTGAAACAATCGCACTACCAAAAGATAAAAAACTAGCTCAATCACTGTCTAAAGCTGTAGCAGATGTTTTTGGATCAAGACTACGTGGTGACAATGGATGGATTGATCAGAGTCGGTCAGCACGTGGAAACCTTGGCTATATCAATGCAGGTGGATTAATCGTCGAACTTGAATTTATTTCAAATGACGAAAAGTTAAAAGCATTCAACGAGAAATATTGGCTCGCAGCTAAAGCCGTTGCGGAAGTTATCAAGGAGTATTTGAAATGAGTATTGCACAAACAGCCAATGTATTGATCACTGGAACCCAGTTGGTAAAAGAAGTGCTGGGAACAGTGCTAAAAGCTATGGATGCAGCGGAAGCTGAGAAGAATAGTGGTGCAGACAAGAAAGCATGGGTAATTGCTTTTGTTGAATCAGTGGTGAATGATATTGGCGAAAACTGGGAGCATTGGCTTAAAATGGTGGTTAGTTTTATTGACTATGCGAAGGCGTTTTATAATCAGTTTAAGTAATTAGAAAAGCCCCTAAATGGGGCTTAACTCATACTTTTTTAATGCTAAATCTAAAGTGAAAATATATCTAATCCACTCATAATTTCTAAAGAAGTAACATTCATTTGGTGATACAACTTTCCAATATTCTTTTTCATTATCTATGTGAGTTGCGCCTTTTGGTTTTATTGCCTCACTCATCCCTCAATTCCTTAATCAGCGGACATATAACATCATTCAATGCTTGATTATATCCTTTGTTGTATGTTGCCCAAAATGATAACCAGTGTTTATTTACTTGTGCGTCTTTAAACTGGTATTCATATTTTTTATGGGGTTCTTTATCTAAATTTGTTACTGGTACACCGATAAAATCAAGGTGTTTTAAGAATAGTTCAAACACTATAGTTGTCCTCAATTGATTTTACGATTGAGCTATAAGCTGGGTCGCTACTTTTAATGAATGTGCCATTGTGCATGATACCTTTGCGATCTTTAATGTCGTTGTAAGCTACCGATAAGCATTCTTCTAGCGTAGTTTTATGGTTGCGAGCAATTCCATTAAGGATGTTTAGAATACGCTTAACAATGCCACTTGGAAATGATTTATATTCCGCCAATTCTACATAATCAACAAGTGAACCTTGGAGTTTCAAGAGTAATTTTTTGTTGGTATCTTCTGCCCATTCTGGTGCATTAAAACTTGATAGTGTTGCTCCTAGCTGCTTGGCAATAATGATCATAACTACTAAAACATCCCCAACATCATCTTTAATATCTCGACCTTTCCCGATATTGTCTGCAAGTTCGCCTGCTTCTGAAAATAATTTCATAGCTTGATCAATTGGTTTACATCCGTTAATCAGGTTACGGTCTTGTGCCCATTGTTCAACTTTTAGTATTAGTTCTTTCACTTCGCATTCCTCAATTCTTCAATAAATTCTTTGCCAATCGCTAACCAGTTACTACAGAAATCTAACCACAATAACTGACAATTCTTATTCATCTGACCATCTTGCCACAATACAATCTGTCTGCGCTCCTTTGGCATTTTTACGTTAATGCATGTCATAGATAGGTCAGGATTCATTTTAGCTTTGTAGCCAATCACGGTTAAAAACATCATGAATGGCTCTAATACTCGTTTTGGGATCTTTTTCATTTAAACTCTAGTCGTTGTGAATTAACAATGTTAGTGCCTGCAACTGGTACGCCTGCTTTTTTAACAGCGGTTTTGTCAACCGTAATGGTAACTTTTTCGTGCTTGTATTCTTCCGGCACAAGTGACTCATCTTCAACAATTACGCTCGGTGGATTGTCACGAACTTTAATTGATAGAATCGGATCTTTAATTTCAGTCTTTCCGAAGCCTTGCATCTGATATAAAAGCAAGTCGTGTAAATTGCTGTACTGGCTATCGAGTGCTTTAATCTTTTTAGCTAGTCGATCAGATTCTAGTTTGATGATTTCTTTTTGTTGCTGGATATGTTGTAGATATTTAGCAACATTGATTGCTTTTTTATCCCAGTTATCTTCTGATTCAACCATTTGTTTTAGCAACGACTGAACTTCATCACTGCTTGGATCAGCACCTTGTTCTAGCAGTAAAGTAACATCATCTACTAGGCTTTGAGTTGCATTTCCTAAATCATATAAACTTGTCATTTTGCACACCTTTATTTAATGGAGGCCCTGCGAACAGGGCTTGTTATGTTATATCAAAATGGAAGGTCATCATCTAAGTCAGGCGCAGGACTTCCATAGCTACCACTTGGCATTGCTGTGAAGCTACCTTCACCACGGCTCTGACCACCCATCAATTCTTTATGCTGCTTAGTGAATCGCGGTTTAGCACTGTCTAGTTTCTCTTTCAAGTTATGAATCTGTTTAGCTGCTGTTTCACCGTTTAGAATTTCATTCGGTGTCAAAAGTGTTTTGAACTGGTACACACCAAAGAATGTGGCCTTATCAATTTCTTTCGGTGATCCATCCTTCATGTATGCGTCAGTTTCAATCTGAATTAACGCACCAAAGTATTTATTGGTTAATTCAGGGCAAATCACCGCATTTCGTTCTGCTTCACCGCCAACATCTTTATCGTATTCAGTGACCTTGCCTTGCTGTTCTGTTAGATTCTGCAATCCAGTACAAGTCATAATGCCGTCAAGCATATTTGCAGACATGTCGTTACGTGTTCCGTCACCTTTTTGGAACCATAAATCAATCTTAGCCTTGTTCTTTGCAGCATCAACTAATGTTAAGCGCAGACCGCGTGACTGTTTTGGTGCTTGCCCTGCAATCCATTCAGCAGATTCAATTTTTAAAACGTAATCACCGTTTTTGTCGATGTATCCGCTTTGTTTGTCGTTGGCTTGTTTAGCGCCTTCTTTATTTAGTGCATATCCGCTCATTGTGCTGCTTCCTGTTGTTGGTTGTTGATTTCGTAAAATTCGCAGATTGCTTTATCAACTGCGCTTAGGTCGTTGTCAATATGTTCAGACTCGAACATACCCATTGGTGATTTAACTGTTGTATTACCGTTGTTTTCTGTCATAAAACGATACTGACCGTTTATAACAGTTGTTTGTAGACATACTGTAACCATGCCTTCAAGAGTGATTTTATCATCAAGCATTTTACCAATAGTTTTAATCTTGGTCTTTCCCTGCTGATCCTCCTCCGTATGGCTTAGAATATATACACGTTTATCATCTGAAAGCTTTGATGCTTCTGTCAAAATATCCCATGCATTTTTCCCAATTTCTGTGAATTTATCAAATCCTCTTTCCGAACTTCTACGCATGAATTCATTTGCCATGATGTATTGGAAGTCATCAATAATGATAATTGGTCGTTTGCACTTATGCATTACCTGCATGATTGTTTCAGCTTTATCAGAAACATAGATTGAACCACCTTCATTTGTTAATTTTTTCCATTCTTTACTACGAAATGGCAAAGGCTTTTCAATTACTTTGATCAATAAAACATCTTTCGGATCAAGATTACGTAGGCTTGTTGACTTTCCTGTTCCTGATTGACCTAACACTAGAATTGGGATGCTCATTGTGATAGCTCCTGTAATTTATCTATGAATTGCTCTATTTCTACATCCGTACAAACGTGAACGTGAGATTTATCTTTGAAGTCACCATCCTGCCAGTTCCACCATACGCGACAAGCAACTGTATACCGGCTAATATCAATTTGAGCCGTCATTTTGTAATCTGCATTGGTTTCTTTTTGATTAAACTCAATAACAGCATTTACTGCGTTTATAATTAACTCTGTATTCATGGTTTGCACACCTTGTTTAAAGTCATTGCATAGTAGCAATAGTAAATAGAGATTGCAATATATATTTAAATAAATTATTATAAATATACTTTAAAGGAGCTGTTATATGTCGATGTCTAGTGAAGTACGTGCCAAATTAGCGAAATTAAAAAACATTGGTGATCATGCGATTATTAATGAATACAATATTCGCAGAGTTTCAACTATTGTGTGTAATTACTCAACAGGTTCGAATCTATCTTTCGTAACCAAAAGAGTTGGTAAAAACAACATTGTTATGTGTTTTGGAGGTAAGTGATGAATATAGATGAAAGAGCACAACAAATACTACTAAAGCTAATAGAAAAAATAGAAACAGGTAGAATGCAAGGTGAATGGAGAAACAATCTTGTTAGTGATGCTTGGATATTAGCTGAAGCCATGCAAGCCGAAGCAGATAAACGAAAGCCGAAAGGATTGCCAGATGCGATCAAAGGGCTAGAGTCATCTAAAAAAATACCACCGCTTGATAAGGATGCGACGATAAAATATTCCGATGGACTTGTGATCGACTGGTCACAAGCACCTGAATCAGTAAAATTCTGGGCAATGGATGAAAACGGCTCTGCTGCATGGTATGAGGTAATGCCATATATTGATGTTGATGAATTCAATTATGAGTTTGGCTTAGGAGGGGCAACACATGTTAAAGCTCCATCATTCAATTACCAAGGTGACTGGAAAAGCTCACTGAGAAAACGCCCATGAACATAGAGCAAATACGAGCGAATAAACCTGTAGATGCTACTCATTATACAGAAACAATATATGGGGTAATTTACTGCAAGATCATGAGAAATCAAGTATATGGATATGATGGATCATGGTATGGACTGTATGGACATATTAATCTTAAACCCCTTTAATTAGGGGCTTCTTTTATTTAAAAGTATGCTATTATTGGTCTTGTAAATATATTTCTACGTGTTTTATGCTCTCTGTGGTGTGTGCGAAAACTTCACAAAGTAGCAAACAAATTTAAGGATCTTCGGATTCTGCAAATAAGCTCAAGACGGCAATCTTGGTCTTTTTTGTGTCTGCGCTATCATGAGTAGCGCATCTCAGCATATCGCTTCATAACCACATAATCATCCTCCTTAACTGCGTAGAAGTTCCCTTCCGTTCCATTCCGTCTTGACCATCCTAAACCAAATTTATCTAAAATAGCTGCCACGGATTTCGTGGTAATGCTTGGCACTGGGTATTGTTTTAGGTTGCCTTTATTGTCTTCCTGCCATTTTCCATACATTGATGGTATCAGCTTTAAGGCGCTATACAAAAAACGCTTATCATTTGTCGCTACTCGATTCACAATTAGATCACATGATTCTTTGGTGATTCTGTTCAGGTCAACGCCTTCAAATATTTCTGCACATGATTGTACTTGTGCTTTTTCAAATCTACGCAAAGTGATATTTAGCTCACTGTCATCTTTATCGTGCATCAACCCCAACAATCTTGCGAACCTATCCACTTTCGACATATTCTCAAACATATCTATGTCTAGGTCTTCAATGTCATGCGTTAATTCAAAATTGAAAGACACACGGATCTTAAAAGCCAATAGTTCCTTTTCTTCATCATCTGACAAGGCTTGTTTTGCATCTAATATTTTGGCTTCTTCTTTATTGATCTTCTTGGCTGCCTTGATTTCTAAGCGGTATTTTTCTTTCATATCTGCCGACAATGCTTTCATTTGTTCAGCCAATAGATAATTTACATCTGCGACACGCCCTGCCTCAATTGCAAAGCAGAAGTATTCTAAAAACCAAATCAAACCATTTGCAAAGTCTGCACGGTATTCTTTTTCAACAACTTCAATGTGAGCCGAAAATAAACTGAAATCGTTTTCTTTTAGCGATACACCTTCAAGTGCTGCTGCTTGTCTTAAACCAGTCAATATTGAACTTGTGGTAACACCATCATACTTTTGGTTATTCTTTTGCAAACAAACATGATAGTCCTTCACATATCGGACACGGCCCAACATTTGAGCAAAGTCAGAAAAACAAATGCTATGACCGGATGCCATTCCTGCAATCATTGTAAAATGCGGTTTATCATGGTGCTCCACAGAAACACCACTTGAAATGGCAGGGGACGCGATCACTAAATCATATTTTCTTGATTGCTCGTCAATATTGTTTAGAAACTCTTTGATTTTTTTGTTCTTTGAATTCTTTGATGTAATCACCAGTGTTTCATAATTCTCAGAAAACATTTGATTCAGGATTTCCGCACGATCCGCCGATTCAACTGCAAGCCAAACTTTGCCACCGTTACGAAGCTCTAATTCAATCTTGGTTAAGAAGTCAGATCGTTCTGTATAGGTGTAGCATGTGCGACCTGTGTTTTTTGGAACTTGAGCAATGATATTAAACTTTTCGTCTGGTCTTGCTGACTCTAAAAAATCAATCGTGGTCTGGTCTATTGAAGCATCACACACCACTAATTTGTCAGCTTCATTCACCAATTCTTTTAGTTTAAAGAAAACGTCTTCTTGGTTGCATCCTGATACTTTGCACTCCTTAGATTGAGTGAATCGGATATTTTGGCTGATCTCATCAATTGCAACGTTATTAACTGAATCCAAGAATCCTTTATATATGCCTGCCTTGGTAGATGGTAGACAGATTGCTAATTTATCGCTATTGCTTGCTTGCTCGTAGCTTGAAACAGAGTCATAGCTTGTAATGCCCAATCTGTCTGCTAAGTCGGCTATCAAACTCCTACGATGAGCAATGGCAACAAATTTATCGCATGATTCTGAGAATGGCTTAATCACGTTTTTAGTTTTACCGCTTCCCATTGGGGCGAATACCACGTTTACAGGTGCATTTAATGGGCAGTCATCTAATGAATCGACAACAGTAAAATCATGCTTACGCCATGAAACTGGCTTGATTGATGTTAGTGCACGACGTTTACGATTGTGGATTGACCATAGTAGACGACACATAATTGATCTATGCGTGTCATGACTAATCAATGGATGGTCCAGAAACTTGCGTAACTGTTCAATTGACACAAATGCTGGAACTTGTTCAGCCATGCGTAAACCCATAGTCAAGGCTGCATTCGCTACAGTTAGTGGGCTTGCACTGGTTTCAAGTAATTCATCTGCTTTTTGAATAAGATTTAATTTAAAAGCATCGAATGATTGAACTTTCTTAACTTTGGCTTTATAGAGTTGCTGCTTTTGAAGCATTGCCGTGATTGGTGAATATCCTTCTTGTTTGTACAGGTCATTGAAGTCTGTTGGTTTTGTGCTTGTATCATGAAAGATTGGATAAATTACGTCTGCATCGACTTTGGCTGCTGCTTTTTCTGCTGCTGCGATACCAGTATTGACCTTTTTGTATTGGTCGTTGTCTGCACAAATAATAATGCGTGACAGTGGCAGCATTTTGCGTACTTCGCTTGCCACGTTTGATAGATTGGTTGCATCAAGTGCTACATATACTTGCAATTGTGTGGCTTCATGAAGTGTTGCTCCTGTGGCAAAGCCTTCGCAGATTAAAATTGTGTCGGTTGGTTCGCCAATTAGGGCGTATACACCTGACTTTTTAGCACCATACAAGTATTTTTTATCACCATCTTCTGCAATGGTCTGAATGGATACCAACACGCCACGGAAATATAGTGGCACAACTAGCTTATTGGATTGGTCTACTTTGCAACCATGCGCCATAATATCTTTTTTAGTTAGATATGGATGATTTTCACATGGTTTAGCGGTCCGCCATATTTCCTGTGCTTTACGTGCTTGTTTACGCGCCAATTCAAGTTTGGTTAATTCTTCTTGTTCGGCTTGTTTCTCAAGTTTCAGGCGTGTTTGTTTACGCTGTTCTTGTACAGCCTTGGATATTTTAGGCGCGTTATTGTCATGCTTGTAGCCGTTTTTAATTGCCTCAAACATGAGTGTGCCAATGCGGATACCACCGTTTATTCCAAAGCCTTTCCACACGCTTAGCGCATCTTTTAAATTGTACGTGCTACCTAGTGATGACCACTGTAGCCATATATCCTTACCGCCTTCGCCAAGTTCTGACTTAATTGCCATCCCCATCTGATACCACGTTTGCCGATCTTCTGGATCACAGAACGACAAAGCAGACGATATTTGATCACTTGTCAATGCGTCATAATTCATTTATAATAACCTTGCACACCTGACCATCTAGCTTAAAAAACTAGGTGGTTTTTTTATTTGAAGTAAGATTGGATTGCTAAAGCAGTAGATAGTTTTGGGTCTTTAATACGACCACAACGAATTGAAAATAAAGTATCAAAACTCACATTAATCGTTCTAGCCATTTCTCGCAATTCTTCGCAAGTTAATCCTTTTAGCTTGGCTCTAATATCTTCTAGCATTGCGCACACCTTTTTAATTGATTAGCGAATATTATCACTTTAATAATTGTATTGCAATACGATAATGTGTATTATAAAGGAATGCCAATAATGGCTGATTTAATTTTATGGTGTGCGCAAAATGGAAATCCAAGTATTAGAACAAAACTCAAATGTGATTGTTGAAGCATTCAATTCAGAAGGTGGAGCACAATCATTATTTGATAAGATTGCAGAACAAGCACGATCAGTTGTTCCTGATTTATCTACTGACAAGGGTCGCAAAGCTATTGCGTCACTAGCTCGGAAGGTTGCATCCACAAAAACAGCGTTTGATTCACACGGCAAGGAATTGAAAGAGCAGTACACGGTTATCACAAGCAAAATTGATGCTGATCGTAAATTGTTCCGTGACCAATGCGATGCATTACGTGATGAGATTCGTAAACCCTTAACAGATTGGGAGAATGCAGAAAAATATCGTGTTGCATCACATCATGGTCGCATATCTGGAATCAAGAGAACTATTGAATTATGCCAAGATGCGGGAAGCCGATTTATTAAAAATCATATTGAAGCACTAGAATTATTGCCTATTGATGATTTTGAGGAATTTGAGCAAGAAGCCAAAATCACTAAGTTTGAAACACTCGTGATATTACGCACCGCCCTAGTCAATCGTGAAAAATATGAAGCCGAGCAAGTAGAACTTGAAGCATTACGACTTGCGGAACAACAACGAATTCAGCGTGAACATGAAGAACGTATTGCGCGTGAAGCAACTGAAAAGGCGCAGCGCGAAGCAGCAGAGGCTGCAAGAATTGAATCTGATCGCGTAGAGCGTGAAAAGCAAGAAGCTATCGCAAAATCTAACCGTGAGAAACTTGAATCAGAACAGCGTGAAGCTCGCTTGGTTGCTGAAAAAGAAGCCGCTGTTTTGCGTGAGCAAGCATTAAAGCAAAAAGCTATTGATGATGCTAAACAGGCAGAGATAGATAAGCAGCAAGCAATTGAGGTTGAGCGCAAGCGTATCGAAGCTGATCGGATAACTAAAGCAGAAGTGGAACGTAAAGAGCAAGAACAGCGTGAAGCAAACAAGGCGCACAAAAAGCAAGTCTGTGATTCAATTATTGCTGAATTGGCTAAATTAAATATTGATGAAAAAACAGGTCAGGCATTAATTAAAGCAATCTATGCCAACCAGATTCCAAACATCACAATTAAATTTTAATTAACCACACCCCACTGTTAACTTAGTGGGGTTTAAGGTGTGCTATGTATAAACTAAGACCATATCAACAAGAAGCAGTAGACATTGCTATTGCGTATTTAAAGCGAAACAGTACTCCAGCATTGTTAGAATTAGCAACTGGGGCAGGCAAGAGCCTTATTTGTGCTGAAATTGCCAAAATCATGCACGAGCTTAGCGGAAAGAAAGTTTTATGCTTATGTCCAACGAGTGAGCTTGTACAGCAAAACTATGACAAGTTTTTATTAACTGGCTATGAAGCGTCAATCTATAGTGCATCAATATCAAAAAGCCTACGCCATAATGTTGTGTTTGCAACTGAGGGTAGTTTTAAAAAGATGGCGCTAGAAGTTGGTGAGCAATATTCAACTGTTATTTTGGATGAAGCCCACCGCATTACGCCAACGATTAAAAAGATCATTTCAGATATGCGTGAAGGTAATCCAAATTTACGCGTTCTCGGAATGACAGCCAGTCCATTTCGTATGCTATCTGGCTATATTTTTGAAATAGATCAATATGACAGAATCGAAGAAGAAGCTGTAAAACCTTATTTTAAGAAATTGCTTTATCGTATTGGTGGCGACTATCTTGTTGAGCATGGATTTTTAACCAGACCTGTTATTGGTCAGATTCATGCTGAAAAATACGATACCAGTCATTTAGAGGTAGGGAAAACAGGACAGTTCACACAACAATCTATTGATCAAGCATTTGTTGGCAAAGGCACAGCAACGTCAAGTATTGTTTTTGATGTGGTGAATCAAGCTAATGCTAGAAATGCAGAAAGTGTGATGTTTTTCGCTTCATGTATAGACCACGCCAATGAAATTATGGATTCGTTGCCTACATATAATTCAGCATTAGTGACTGGCGAGACACAAAAAAAGGAACGAAAGCAAATTATCCAAGATTTTAAGGATAAGAAGATTCGCTTCTTGGTAAATGTTTCTGTTTTGACTACTGGATTCGATTGTAGTTCTGTTTCTATCGTTGCAATTCTACGCAGTACAGAATCGGCAAGCCTTCTTACTCAAATCATTGGTCGTGCATTGCGCCTTGATCCATGCAAAACAGAAGCATTAATTCTAGATTATGCAGATAATATCAAGCGATTCTTTCCAGATAGTGATCTATTTAACCCACAAATTCAGGCCTATGGTGACAAGCCAAAAATTAAAGACACGTTCCAGTGTCCACAATGCAGCCATGAAAACATTTTTACGTTGCGACCCAATCCAGATCAAATGAATTTTGATGCTAATGGGTACTTTTTAAATTTGGATGGCGAGCGGTTGAATCCGCTATTTCCTGCACATTTTGGTCGCAGATGTCAGTACGTAAAGCCTGTTGGGTTAAACCAATTCGAGCGCTGCACCTATTTCTATGAATGCAAGATGTGTGAATGCGGTCAGGACAATGACATTGCAGCGCGTAAATGTTCCGCCTGTAAAGCCTTACTCATTGACTATAATGATAAATTGGTCGGAAAATTCCTAGACTTTAAAAACGATTTATCTCAAGTTCAAACAGATGCGATTGAATGGTTTTCAAAAAAGGAAATGGCAAGCAAGGCAGGTAATAACATGCTACGCGTCACTTTTAATACAAAATATAGAAAGTTCGTTGCTTTCTTCTCATCCAAAGTAAATAAGAGATTTTATGAAATGATGATGGATGTGAATTTTAAACCAAAAACAGTGTCTTATAAGAAAAGTACCAAAACAGAATTTTTTACAGTAGTTGATTTTGATCGGGCAGAGGATGTGCAAGCATGATAGAACAAATAAAGAGAAACAAGCCACTAGGGGCAACACACTGGCAATCAGGACAATATTATAAGGAGAAATATGGAGTATGGTTTGTATGGGTGGGCGACCATTGGCATAGTAGTTTTGTATTTCCAGATATTTTATGTATGAGCAGGATTAATTAATATGAAAATACCACCGTGGCTACCAAAATTCGGCACATTAAAAAAATCCAACGATAATCCAAAGGAAGACTATGTTCTAAGCAGCATAGTTTCACGTATACGCATTGATTATCCAAACACCTATGGATTAGTAGCATTCCATGTTAAAAATGAATCTAAGCGCACTACAGGGCAAACTAGAGCAGATAAAGCTAAAGGCTTGACCAAAGGTGTGTCTGATTTAATTGTGATTGGTAATCCAACATTGTGCATGGAGATTAAGCGCGACGATTCTTGTTATTTTGAAAGTGGTCAGCTTGAGTTTTTAGAACAGGCGCAAAAGAATGGGGCATTTGTATGCTTGGCTGTTGGTTATGATGGAGCAAAAGAAGCATTCAATCATTGGCTCAAACTCCAGTAGATTTTCCAGACAAAAGAATACCCGCATATAGCGGGTTTTTCTTTATATGTTCTTTATAGCCTCATACGCTTCTTTTGATATATCAATCCATAGTAAATGGGTTTTTAATATCAAAGCTCATTAAGGCATCGTAAGCTCTTTTATCTATGCAGTTTCTATATAGGCTAGCGAGTTCTTTTAGGTATTCTTTTTTAGCTAATATATATGCTGCGTAAGATCCTTTTCTTGTCTTAAACCAGCCAAGACTTTTTGTTATGCCATGTCTGGTAATAGTTATATGAAAAATCTTTGTTTTTGGTGCGCTTGGGGCATCTACGCCTTCTGCATGTGGCTTTATCGCAATATTTATTTGTCTAGGCAAAAACAAGCATGTCTTTGGTGAATATATTTTACCATTATTGGATAGTAAGTCTTTATCTATATGGTAGTGCTGAAAATCAAAACCTACTTGATCCTGACACCAGTCATAAAAATTAGTATAGCTATGGAAAAACTCATCCACATAGCAATCTATATATGTTGGGTTTTCATTCAACCAGTAAGGACAATAGCATCGCTTTAACATTGACCCCCAAAGCTGATATTCCTTTCTTGCTACTTTTTTGCCATTGATAATATCGTGAGTTTTTCTTTGTTTGTCATTATGACCAACATGAAAGATTTTCTTCATTTTGATTCCTTGGTTAATGGTGGTTTAGAAGTGTGCAGCAATGAATAACCAATTCACTTTCGAGTGCCCCCTAGCTGCATAATCATTATAGCAAAAAACACCAATAAAATCGAGATTATCTAGTTATTGCCGTCTTTATCAGTATTGGTCATTTTTTATACAATCATGACAACTTGGCATATTCTTCTTATATACATATAGTAGTTAGTAGTCATAAGAGGTATAGAGATATATAGAAAAATAATAGAAATAATTAAATATATGTTGCAATAATTTATAGCATTAAATACAATGAAATCTAATTTATTGGAGTGTGTAGTAATGCAAAATTACGAAGTAGAAGTAAAAAACCATAGCGAAGTTACTGAGGTGCAGGAATTGTTTTTTTCTATGGGTTGTCGCAAAGGTGTATGCGTCGATTCTAGATATCCAAAACTTATTGTTACACATAATAATAATGATGGTTGGTACTCAGCAGGTGCCATGATTGGCCACAACAATAAATATAAAAAAATCACACTACAAGAATTGCGCGATATGGTCGCACCAAAGCAAAAAGAATACCTCGTTAAAACCGATACTGGTTATGTTTTGCAGGTGCTATCAGATGTTGTAGATGGACATGATGGGATTATTGAGGTGCCAGATGGTGCTGTGGCACTTGTGACTTATGATAAAAATGCTGGATATTGGTTTAATAAAGAAAATAAATTCAAAGGATTTGGTCGAGTTAGTAATATTGGGGATTTTGGTAAAATTGATACGTTAGATCACGATAGTTACTTGGATTATTCGAATGCTATTGGTGGTTGTGTTACATGGCAACGCAAAGAATCATTAAACGATCAAGTTGCTAGTGCGGAACAAGCTAGACAGGAAAAAGCCATGAAGATCATAGAAGATGGCTTTAAAATTATGCAAGATAACTTTGATGAAGCGGAGAAAATTCGCCAAAAGCTCGAGAGTAACAAGAAGGATTTTGGTTTTTCAGAAGGTGGCTTTATTCCAAAGCAGAATCATGGTAATCAAGTTGGCTTAGAGCATCACAAATTTACACAACCAGAAGAACTGCCGTTTGTTGGTGACAACGCATGGAACAAGCAAGTCGGTGGCGACCACTACAAAAAACTAGCGATTCAACCAATGGAATACGCTCTACAAAACAAACTGGATTATGCGCAAGCCAATGTAGTCAAGTACGTTACGAGACATGCGGATAAAAACGGCAAACAAGACCTTTTGAAAGCAATCCACAATATCGAGCTTATGATTGCTCATTATTATCCGGATCAGGAGTAGTGCTTCGGCGCTACTTTTTAGGAGCACGTACATGGACTACAACTTCATAAGAAGATGCTTAATCAGACATGCAGAGATGATTGGGCGCGATCATTACTCACCAATGGTTGTTAATGCTGTTATTTACGCCATAGAGCACGATACAGAGCATAATTTAAAGAATTACGTACTAACACAGCTTAATAACAGAAAGTCGCATACGGTTGAGATTAGGCGCAAGGAACTGCTTGCTGAGTTTATTAAAAATCACGGTAGCGTTTACCTGTTATCCAAGGTAACTGGAATTGGTGATAGCAATATTCGAGACTGGTTATCAGGAAGGTGTAATATAAGCGATGAATCTTGGTTAAAACTCTTAAACTCATTCGATAAAGTGAAAAAATGTCATGAAGAAAAAATACAACGGAAAGCAAATCGTCAAGCAAAAAGTGCATAAGATGCAAATGTCTTGGGAAGTTGGAGAAGCATCAAGAATTATTGAGATGCATCATTTGCTAGACGGTGTTAATCCAAAGGAAAGCACACATACACCATTAAACGTATGGATGAAAGCACATAAAGGTGACTTGGCATTGGGATTAAAGACACAAACAATTCCAGCAGAGCAGAGTTTCCATATTGTGAGTCGGGTCCATGCAGTGCATCCCGATACTGGCGAGGCTGTAGATTTGGAATATCAACTTGCAACGCCAAACATTATGCATTTATGGGAGTTCTTGGGTGATGTTGAGTCGGAATATGAAGATTGGAAAGGATTCAATCATGAGCTTGAGAAATATCTAGCAGAAGTTGCTTTGGGATTTGAGATTGTAACAAACCATTGTTGCCTGACTTGCTTTACATCATTTAAGAGTTTTGCGCATGAGCGGCAATTTAAAGCTGTTAAATTGATGAATAGTGGTTTAGGATTGGGTATAAATAATTAAATACATATTGCAATATTATTCATATTGTATAAAATAGAATCATAAACAGGAGCTGTGTTATGAGAATTAAGCTACTAAGTTTCGATAAATACACTGGATTGGCAGATTTTGAAGTCAATGAAGTTACATGCCATGCAACAGTAAACCTAGAAGACTTTATGATAGGTGAGCAAATTATAAAGCCACATCAATGGTATGGCATGAATGAAGAATGGATTCCCAAACCAGAGTGGTTTAAGCGTAGAGAGTTATTCGAATTGAATGATGTTTTTGAGAGTAGTTTTCGGGATTTTATAAAGTGACCATCCCAAAAGGCACAACACACTACGACTTTGTAGCGTGTAAATTTTATAGAGTAAGCAACAGCATGAAGTACAAATACAACGGTTTTGGATGGTGTGCTGTTTCTAATTTTGATTTAAGTAATTGTATTGAGGTGTGATGTGGAAAACTTGAAAGTTAAAGTTAAAAATGAAGCGGAAAGCAAAGAGGCTCAAGGGTATTTTGAGGAGCTTGGTGCTGTGTGCTGTTCTGGATTGGAAAGAAGCAAAAATGTTAATTTTTTATTCATGAATAGTGGCTTTGTGACAGCTTGCAAATTGCAAGAAAACTTTGATAAATCTAAATGCAAAGAAATCACTATTCCAGAACTAAAAGAATTAGTTGTTTCGCATGGAAATTCAAAATTACTCATCAATGGCGCCGAATTAGAAGGATGCACCGTGGAAAATTTCTCTATCAATATTGGTGGTTCTATGAAAAATAAAATCGAACAAGCTAAATCAATATTATCTCTAAACAACAAAGAGCTAAGTGAATTACTCGGACATCATGAGCGATATATTGATCGTGTGTTGCGTGAAGGTGTTTCATTGGTGCAGGAGAAGTTGATTGTCAAGGATATTGATGTTTTGTTGAAGATGCATGATCTTGAGCAGCAACTGGAAAAAGAGCAGTTGGCAGCATGCAGACTTTCTGATGAGCTTCTACAGCTTAAATCAGTTGTTGATGGTGATGATGTTGCTCTAAAGAACATGGCTACAGCATTAGGCATTGCAGAACGCGACAAACGATACATGAAGCGAAAACTGCATGATAAATCTTTAGTGATTAACTGGTTGTTAGCTCTGAATGTGTTCTTTGTGTTGTTTTTAGTTGGTAAATGTGTGGGGTTGGTGTGATGAAATTAATGACAGCAGAAAAGCTTATTTCTATATTAAAAAAATCTGGATGCGAGACATTTTCTCAAAATGGATTGGTTGTGGTTCAGGGTGGTAGCATCCATGAGAAATCAAATGATCATCCATTTTGGAAATTAATAAAATTGCATTATCCATTATTATGCAAGCACTTTGGGGTTCCTGAATGATAATCCCAATCGAAAATGATTTACCGAAAGATGTTGTTGATAGTTTGAAGGAGGTGGTGTGATGGGATCTAAAAAATTGTGGTGTGTGGCTATGCGACCTGAATATGACAGTCCTTTTAAACAGTCTCCAGCTGCATCAAAAGAATTGGCTGAACAGGCTGTTGCTCGATACAGAAAAATGAATCATCACATGTTTTATTGTGAAGAAATTGCCAACTCATATGATGAATTTTATCAAGTTCAGCAATGGCACGGCACACGTAAAGAACATATAAGCAAAATGTTTTATACGCAGGGCTGGTTTACTCAGCCAATGTTTCAAATCTTCAACATGAGTAGAGCGGATGATATTTTTAGCCGTGAAGACATTGTGATTTGCTACAAAAAAGGATCTGCGCCAATCGTAACTAAAGACATTGAAGAAGCTCGATGCTTCTATGAGGTGGTGTGATGGATGATTTAATGCTTTTACCTGTAGAGCCAACAGAGCAGCAGTATGGTGGTTTAGCTAGGCACTTGGGTCGATATATGCAAATGCATAATAGATATTGCCCAAAAACATTGAAAAAATACTTTGATAGGTTTGTTGGAAATCCTCCTGAATGGTTGAATAAAGAAGTCAAAAACTGGGAATCTGATCATGCATTCGCTACTGCTGAATTACCAGTTTTTATATACAAAGCAATGATAAATGATTACGGGGTTAAAAATGACCACTGAAGAAATACGGAAGGGTGCGCCTGATGGCGCTACGCATTATGATGAGCAAGATTATTGGAAACTAAAAGATAGCAATTGGTATATATGGCTTGAGTCTTGTAAAAAATGGAGACGTATATTTCGGTATCAGAAATTCCATGATGTTTTAGAAGTTAAGCCCCTTTGAGGGCTTTTCTTATTTCTGTTACTATGTATTTAACAATTCAACTAGCTGGGAGTTAGTTATGACGGTTGATCTCGGGGGTCGTCCGACTAAGTATAAAGAAGAATATAATGAGCAAGCATATAAGCTATGTCTGCTTGGATCCACTGATTCTCAATTAGCAGAATTCTTTGAAGTTGATGAGCGAACTATTAACAATTGGAAGGTTGACTTTCCTGAGTTTTTTCAGTCCCTAAAGCGTGGAAAGACTGCTGCTGATGCGGAGATAGCAAGTAGCTTGTACAATCGAGCAAAAGGATTAACTGTTATAAAACAACAAGCTATAAAGTTAAAAGAATCTGAATTTAATAGTGAAGGTAAAAAGATTTCAGAAACAGAAAGCATTGAAATTGTTGATTTGGAAGATGAAATTCCACCAGACACCACGGCGGCTATCTTTTGGCTTAAAAACAGAAATCCAGATAGATGGCGTGATAAGCAACCGCTTATTGTTGATGAAGATGACAGTAATGAAGTAACTATTAATGTTGTTCGTGTTAGTAAAAAACAGGATTCAGATTAATTGCAAATTGACCTCACCTTAACCGAACCGCAAGATGACTTTGTATTTAGTGATGCACAGTATCCGCTATTTCTTGGTGGTTTTGGTGCGGGTAAATCAGAGGCATTATTTAAGCGGTTAATCATCCGTAAACTGGCTTACCCAAAGCTAAATCAAGGCTACTTTGCGCCATCTTATGACCTAATATCATTAATCGCCTTCCCTCGTTTAAGTGAGTTGCTAACTGAATTTGGCTTAAAGTTTAAGCTGAATAAATCAGAGAAGGTTTTTACGATCCAAGGATATGGCTCAATCATTTGCAGATCAATGGATGCGCCCGCCTCAATTGTAGGTTTTGAGATTGCAGATGCGGTAATTGATGAATTAGACACAATGCCGCAGATTAAAGCCGAGGAAGCTTGGAACAAGGTTATCGCTCGCTGTCGTCAGAAGAAGCCAGACGGCGCAATGAATACCTGTTCGGTTGGAACAACTCCAGAGGGCTTTAGGTTCTGTTATGACCGTTGGGAAAAGAGAGCTTCACATAAATACGTGCTGTATCGTGCCCCAACCTCATCTAATCCATATCTACCAGAATCATACATTGAAGGCTTAAGAGAGTCATATCCACCACAACTGCTTAATGCTTACTTAGAAGGTCGATTCGTAAACCTTGCAGCAGGTGGCGTATACCCTGACTTTGATCGTGAATTAAACAGATCAAAAGAAACCATCAAACCGCGTGAAGTGCTTCACATTGGTATGGACTTCAACGTATTAAAAATGGCTGCTGTGGTTTTTGTATTACGTGATGGCTTGCCTCATGCAGTAGATGAGCTAGTGAATGTGCGTGATACACCAACGATGGCAGAATTGATCAAAGATAAATTCCCAGACCATACAATCAAAATTTATCCTGACGCAGCAGGTCAGGCAACCTCATCAAAGAATAGTAGTGAATCAGATCACATTATCTTGCGTAAGGCTGGGTTTCAGTTGGTCGTGAATGGTAGCAATCCATCGGTGAAAGACCGTATCAACGCTTGTAATGCTCAGATACTCAACAGTAACGGCGTTAGATCGTTTAAGGTCAATGTGGAAATGTGCCATAATCTAGTTGAAGCATTGGAACAGCAAGCCTATGACAAGCATGGAGCACCTGATAAAACTACAGGGCACGACCATGTTGCAGATGGGTTTGGATATGCTCTGGTGAAACTATTCCCCATCCGTCGCCCTATTTCTTCAAAAACTTCGCTTTC